GAAACTCTTTTTGGAGACTACGTTTTCTCAGCAGGGGGTAAGGGTGGTCAGAGTTATGATGGCAGCTTCCATGATCCCACTTTAAACTCAAGGACTTCTTTTCCAGCTAATTCTTACGGCAGTTACACATCGGGTTATAGTGATACTCAAGTAACAGAATTTGTGATTGGAACCTCAAAGATAGACGGGCCTGAGAGTCCTAACACTCCTTTAACTGGATTAGGTCGAGGTACAAATAGCGGCACGGGTGATCTCTACAGGCAACGTGTTTATGGGCGTAGCGGCCTCTCTGCTGTTCCGGGGAGTGCAGGGAACGCAGGAACGGGATATGGAGCAGGGGGCGGTTGGGGTTATCTACTGTCAAGCGGTTATGCGGGGTCGCAGGGATTTTGCTCTGTGATTACAATATAGGAGATTGTTATGAAATATGCAGTGATTGAAAATGGAAAAGTTGCAAATATTGTAATTTCTGAAAGCGCCCTTGACAGCAATTGGGTGCAGAGTGATTCCGCAAAAATAGGTCAATTAGTGGATGCGGGTGGAAACTTTTCTGATCCCCCCTTGACCGCAGAAGATGTAAGGCGCTCTAGGGACGCTTCTTTAGAGTATTTTGTAGATCCGTTGCAAACCCACGTTTTAAAATGGAATAGCCTTACGCCAGAAAAACAAGCGGAATGGACACAGTACAGGCAAGATTTACTGGATGTTCCGCAGCAAGAAGGTTTTCCAGACAATGTAGTTTGGCCGACTAAACCAGAATAAATAAATTAATGGGGGTATAAATTCATGGTTAGACAAAATTGGCAGATGTGGTCGGGAGGCTTATCTGGAGATGAGTTGAATGTGGTTTTAGGGGCAGTTAATAGCCTCCAAACCACTCCAGCCACAACTTTTTGTAATTCTGATGAAACTGTAAGATCCAGTCAGGTTGCATGGATTTCTGGTAACAACGATGTTAAAGACATATTGTGGAAATATGTCAAAACAGCAAACGAAAATGCCTTTTATTGTGATGTAGAAAAAATTTGTGATATTCAATATACAGAGTATCATGCTGCAAAGGGTGGTCACTACGATTGGCATATAGATGTAAACTGGGATGGCGATACCCCCAGAGATAGAAAGTTAAGTGTAACTGTTCAGCTATCTGACCCGTCAGAATATCTAGGGGGTAATTTTATGTTTGGGGAATGCCCTTCTCCAGATTTAAAGTCTCGCGCAAAAGGAACCGTATTAGTTTTTCCAAGCTACCTTAAACATAGAGTTGAACCTGTGACTAAAGGTACAAGAAAAAGTCTTGTTTCTTGGTTTGAAGGTCCAAGGTGGCGCTAGTATATCAAATTTCTTTGCATGGGTCTGCTTATGATGCGCGGGGAAAAGACTGGAGTACTGTAGAGAAAGAGACGGGCTATGTTCGAGATACACAGTGGCGTGATCCAATACTTAACAGGCCTCTGTTAGTTACAGAGTTTGGTTGCGCTGTTAGCCACCTCAAGGTTTGGGAAAAGATAGCGGCATCTAATCGCAATGGAATAATCCTTGAAGAAGATGCAGTTTACGATAGCATTGACCCCAGTGCGATAGACACCCTATTGAAGGAGCATGACAGCGTTTGGTTGGGATACCGTCTTAATACTCTTGGCTATTGGTATAATTGTCATGCTTACGCTATTAGACCAGAAACCGCCAAGAGATTGATAGAAGGCTACAAGGATGCTATCATCCCTGTAGATGAGTGGGTGCCTGCTAAGTTAAAAGTTCAATCGAACTTTTTCTTTACACCAGAGGTGGTGACGCAGATACCTAGAGAAGTTAGACCAAGCACGATTGAGGGGGAATTAATGCAGGTACATGTACTAACCGTTGGAACAGATCAAAGTAAAATGTGGGCTTTAGAGCAATCTGCAAAAGCGCACGGAATAACGTACTTAAATCTGGGACGTAATGTAAAATGGATGGGGGGCACGATGGAAGCCCAAGGCGGGGGGCAAAAGATTAATCTTGTACGCAACCATCTTGAATCTCTGCACGATGGGGATGTAGTGCTGTTTATGGATGGCTATGATTGTCTAATTAATGAAACCCAAGATGTTATATTAGATAGGTTTAAAGGTTTTGATTGCGATATACTTTTTGCGGCAGAGAAGGAATGTTGGCCCGTATCTGATATATCCAACAATTTTCCACCATCAGTCACTCCTTATAGATATTTAAATAGTGGCTTGTATATGGGAAGAGTTGGCGCTCTTAAAAACTTTTTCAACGAGTCTGTTGCACACGAATCGGATGATCAACTTTGGGCACATTCACGGTTTCTTAATAAGGAAGTTCCTAGCGTTAAATTAGATTATGAGGGTTACATCTTTCAATGCGATGACGACATTGAGGTTATCAACGGTCAACTAGCAAACGGCATGTGCTGCCCATGTATCTACCACGGCAACGGTGGAGATGACGCAAAGGTAAGATTTAAAAATCTTGCAGATAAATTTGGGTATGTAGAAGAGGCAGAGGTATTATCTCCAGAGTACCATAAGGATCTTGAGTACGAAGAGGTTGCATCAGAAATACTGGTGACGGACTTTATGTCAGAGGCTCAGTGCCAGCGATACATTGAAGCATCAGAAAGTCTTGGTCGGTGGGGTGAGCTTGATGGGGATAAATTCCCAGCGCAAGAGATAAGGCTCAAAGAATTAGGCTTATGGGACGAGATATCAGAACAATGGGCCGATAAACTCAGTAAAATATGCGAGAGGCATTGGCACCCAGAAGCGTACCTTGGATTGCGAGATGCGTTTACTATGCGTTATTCTATGGAAACACAGACAGAACTAGGGCTGCATACAGACGCATCGTTGTTCACGGGCAGCGTAAAGCTTAATGATAATTACGCTGGTGCGGAGCTTGTTTTTCCTAGGCAAGAGTTTACAAACAAGAATGTAAAAGTTGGACAGTGCATTTTGTTTCCGTCTATGGTAACACATGGACATAAGGTGCTGCCTTTGCGTGGGGGAAAGAAGTATAGCTTGACCATGTGGACCTGTCGATATGAGGGTGACTCAAACTAAAAACAATGTTAGTTTCTTGCTATGTTAGGTTACAGCCCCATAGCAGGTTCTGCACTCGCGTCTTCTGGACATGAGATTATTATTGTTAGCCTAGATCATGGATCTTTTGCAGCAACAGGACAGGCGGCAGGGACTAATATAGCCATAAGTGATGGCTTTGGGACAGGGAGTTTTGCGTCTACAGGACAGGCTTTAGATATCCTTGTGACAAACCGCATTACTATGGATGTGGGATCTTTCTCTGTAACAGGGCAAGATGTTGGAATTGGCCTTAACGAAGTTCTAGATCACGGTAGCTTCTCTGCAACAGGGCAGAATGTTACATTTGATTTAGGCTTTGGACTTCCCGGCGGTGCGGAAGTAGGAACCTTTGCCCTTACAGGTCAGGCTTTCTCTCCCGCACTAGATGTAAGTGCAATCTTAGATCAGGGCAGCTTTGCTGTAACAGGTCAGGCAGCGTCTGGTCTTGTAGGTGAAATCTTTGAAACTGGTGGCTTTAACCTAACAGGGCAAACATCTGACCTTAAAAAAGCAATGCGACTGACTGCGGATCAAGGTAGTTTTGCAGCTTCTGGTCAGGCAATAGCTTTTGGTGTGCAGGTAAGTGCCATACTGGGTCAGGGTTCCTTTGCGCTTACAATGCAGAATGTGGACACCAAGGTATCAAGAGTTCTGGGCTTTGGCTCCTTTGCACTGACGGGTCAAGATACGGGAACTGTAATTGCCTTGCGGGAACAGCCCGACAGGGGATCATTTGCGGTTACTGGGCAAGCAGTAGGTACACCGATTGCAATGCGTGAAGAGTTGGCGCATGGAAGCTTTGCTGCAAACGGACAAAACTTAAACTTCCAGAAATCTATGAACGCAGAAGCGGGAAGCTTTGCACTGACAGGCTTCACGGCAAACAGAAAGATAAGCGAAGCACTAGACCACGGTTCATTTGCGCTTACGGGCCAAGCAATAAACTTTAAAAAGACTGCCAATCTTGAGGTTGGAAGCTTTGCAGTTACAGGGCAAGACCTCACCACAAGGTTTGAGGGCAGCGTTGCGTTAGACCAAGGTTCTTTTGCATTGACGGGGCAGGCAATAGACCTTGAAGTGAGAAGGATTCTTGTTGCAGATGTAGGAAGCTTTACCCTTACAGGCCAAGATACAAATTTTGCTAAGGCACTTAAACTAGATCTAGATGCAGGTTCGTTTACCTTAACAGGTTTTGATGCAAACACTAAATTTACAGAAGTTTTAGATGTCGGTCAGTTCAGTGTTGCTGGACAGGATGTCACAATGAAGTTAGGAGAAGCCGTAGAGGGAGTTTCAATAACCGTTTTCATTGGGGGCACTGCCGTTTACGGTTTAATACTACCAGACCAAGATCCAAATTTTGCAACCATCAC